TCTTTTTAAAAAGAAAATTATATGGCAATTAAGAAAAATGACTTTAGTTCGATAAAGAAAAAATTCTCTTCGGACGCAAAATACAAACCACAAAGATACTTTGATTTAGGACCGGCATTTTTAGATGCTGTTGGTCTTCCAGGTCCTGCTATGGGACATATAAATATGTTTTTGGGACACTCTGATACTGGTAAAACTACGGCACTTGTAAAAACAGCTGTTGATGCACAAAAGAAAGAAATTCTTCCGGTTTTTATTATTACAGAACAAAAATGGTCTTTTGAGCACTCAAAACTTATGGGTTTTGAATGTGAAGAAGTTGTTGACGAAGAAACTGGTGAATTAACTTGGGACGGATTCTTTTTATTCAATAATAATTTTAGTTATATTGAACAAATTACAGATTATATTAATGATTTGTTAGATGCTCAAGAAAAAGGTGAATTAGATTATTCATTATGTATTATGTGGGATTCAGTTGGTTCCGTTCCTTGTAAAATGACTTATGAAGGTAAAGGCGGAAAACAACACAACGCATCTGTATTAGCTGATAAGATTGGTATGGGTATTAACCAAAGAATCTCCGGTTCAAGAAAAGCAGACTCAAAATACGAGAACACTTTAATTATCGTAAACCAACCTTGGGTTGAATTACCAGATAATCCATTTGGTCAACCAAAAATTAAAGCAAAAGGTGGTGAAGCAATTTGGTTAAACTCTTCATTAGTGTTTTTGTTTGGAAATCAAAAAGGTGCTGGTACAACAAAAATTACCGCAACAAAAGATAAAAGAACGGTTAAGTTTGCCTCAAGAACAAAAGTATCGGTTATGAAAAATCATATCAACGGACTTGGTTTTGAAGATGGTAAAATTATTGTAACACCACATGGGTTTTTACCTGGAAAAGATGCAACAGAAGAAAAGAAGTCTATTGAGACTTACAAAAGTGAGTATGCTGAATATTGGAAAAATATTATTGGTGTAGATGGTGAATTTGATTTAAAAGAAGAAAAAGTTTATGAACAAGAATAAGTTAAAAGTTATTTCATTATTTTCCGGATACGGAACACAAGAATTAGCATTAAAATATATTGGAGTTAATTATGAAAATGTAGCAAATTGCGACAACTTCAAACAAGCAAATGAGTGTTATGATGTCTTACATAAAACACAAATGGGAAATTTAGGTGATATTACAAAAATTGACCACAATAATTTTCCAGAGTGTGACCTATTAACATATTCATTCCCTTGCCAAGATATTTCAATCTCAGGAGTTCAAAGAGGTATTAAAGAAGGGACTAGAAGTGGGTTATTATTTGATGTTGAAAGAATTTTATCAACAAATAGACCTAAGTATTTGTTAATGGAAAACGTTAAAAACCTTATCTCAAAAAATCATTATGAAAATTTTAAAAAACATATCTATTTTTTAAGAGGTCTTGGTTACACATCATATTGGAAATTACTTAATGGTGCCGACTTTGGTTGTCCACAAAATAGAGAAAGAGTATTTATGATTTCAGTTCTTAATGGAGACCATACTGATGTTGTAACAAGAATGGAGAATGTTGATAACTACAAAAAAACAAGAATCCCAATGAGGTCTTTTATTGAGGATACACAGGACCCAGAATTATTCATTGACTGTCCATACACACCACACCAACCAAAAGGAAATACAATATGTAAGTTAATAGCAAGAAGAGATGATGTAAATTATGACCAAACAAGAAGAATATATTCTGTTGACGGTTGTTCACCTTGTCTAACAACAAGTGGTTCACCACAGATTATGACTGAAGATGGTAGGGTAAGAAATATTACAGCAAGAGAAGGATATCGATTTATGGGTGTTCGTGATGAAGATATTGATTTACTATTAACAACATCATTATCAACAAAAGCACACGTATCTCTTGCCGGTAACTCAATATGTGTTCCAGTTATGGAAGCAATATTTAGTGAATTCCTTGGTGAATACATTGTAGAAAAAGAACCAGTATTGTCAAACCAATCAAACGAAGAATTAAATGACTAAAACTTTATTGGTAGATGGTAATAACCTTCTAAAAATCGGTTTCCACGGTGTTAGAGACTTTTTTAATAAAGGTGAACACGTTGGTGGTACTTGGCATTTTTTAAACACCCTACGACGATTTTTAGAAGAAAATAACTACAATAAAGTTGTTGTGTTTTGGGATAGCGATACCGGATCATCACAAAGAAGAATTATATACCCAAAGTACAAATTAAATCGTAAACAAAAAGACGACGAAGATTTTAAAGAACAATCTTTTTTAAAACAAAAAGAGAGGGTAAAACAATACCTTGAAGAGATGTTTGTAAGACAATTAGAAGTTGAACAATCAGAGGCCGATGATTTGGTCGCTTATTATTGTCAAATATCACAGGATGAAGATAAGACTATTTTTTCTTCAGATAGGGATTTAACACAACTTATTTCCGATAGGGTCTCTATATACTCACCACAACATAAGAGATATTATAAACTGGGGGATGGAATTAAGATGGATTCATCTGAAATCCCCCACTATAATATTAAAACCTACAAAATATTAACCGGTGATAGTTCGGATAATATTGATGGTATCTTTTATCTTGGTGAAAAAACATTTCTTAAATTATTTCCAGAAATACTTGAAAGTGAGGTTAAATATACCGATATTTTAACCAAGGCTGAAAAGTTGTTAACAGAACAAAAAGGAAATGTTGCCTTACAAAATCTACTTAGTGGTAAAACCAAAGAAGGGATTTTTGGAGAGGAGTTTTTTGTCATAAATGAAAAATTGGTGGACCTTGCAAACCCACTTATTTCAGAAGAAGGAAAAGAACTGGTTAGTTTATATTACTCCGAGTCATTGGATCCAGACGGAAGGGGACATAGAAACTTAATTAGGATGATGATGGAAGACGGATTCTTTAAATTTCTACCAAAAGGTGATGAAGCTTGGGTAAATTTTTTAAGACCATTTTTAAAACTATCAAGAAAAGAAAAAACAAATTTTAGAAACAAACCAAAAAAGTAAAAAAATGAGAGAACAAGATGTAACAAAAGTTGAATTTTTGTTAATGTGTAATGACAACATTGTGGTACAAAGATTTTTCAATGTTAAAGGGTTTAATAAAAATGCCCACAAATCAGAAGAGTTTTATGACTACATTAAATCGTTTTGTAACTCCCTACAAAATGATTTAAAAATGAGATCCGTAGTTTATATGTTGGAGAACAAATATGAAATTATGGAAAATCCGGATGTGTTAAACACATCAATTACGGAGGGAGAAGAAAATTTTAACCTTTATATTAAGGTAGAAAACCTGACAATTTGTCAGAGATCATTTGATGCTAAAGTGTACCCACCAAAGGTAAGATATACTGTAGACCTACGCCCAAAGCTGAAAAGCATACTATCTGAACTTACTGACATTTTTTCAGATAAAAAATTTAATTATTTTTATCCACAATTTATCTAAAAGTAGTAGTATTTATCATTACTAACAGGAGGAAAAATATATGGCGACTAACAAAAACTTTGAGTATCTTGGAAACAATTTTCAAATTCAATTACTTAACCAAATTATTGTAGACAAAGAATTTTCACATTCAATCATTGATGTAATTGAGAATAATTATTTTGAAAACAAATATTTCAAAATAATCATTCAAATGATAAAAGAGTATTATAAAAAATACGACCACACACCATCATTTGATACTCTGGAACAAGTAGCCAAATCTGAATTACAACAGGAAACTGCTATTAAAGTTGTCCTTGATACTGTTAAGAAAATCAAGGATGCACCTATCGAGGGAGTGGATTTCGTACAAGAAAAAGCACTTAAATTCTGTAAACAACAAGAATTACAGAAAGTTATGAAAAAGGCTCAAAAGATTATTGACGGGGGAGAGTTTGAAAGCTATGACACGTTAGAAGAATTGGTAAGAGAAGCCTTATTGGTTGGTTCAAAAGACACAAGCGCTATGGATGTCTTTTCAAACCTAGACCAAGTGCTAGATGACGACTACAGACACCCAATCCCAATGGGAATACCTGGTATCGATAGACTAATGAAAGGAGGATTGGCTAAAGGTGAAATTGGTGTAATACTTGCACCAACCGGAGTTGGAAAATCAACTTTAACAACAAAGATTGCAAACCACGCATTCAACCTTGGATTTAATGTTCTTCAAATCTTTTTTGAAGATAACCCAAAAGTGATACAAAGGAAACATTTTACCCTTTGGACAAAGATTCACCCTGACGAATTGTCAGATAAAAAAGATGAGGTGATGAAAAAAGTAAAAGAAATCAAGGAAACTATGCCAAATGAGTTAATCTTAAAAAAATTACCATCTGACACCAAAACAATGCTCCAAATCAAAAATGAGATTAGGAAGATGATTGCTGATGGTACTAAGATAGATATGGTAATTTTGGACTACATTGATTGTGTTGTTCCGGATAAAAATCTAGGAGATGAATGGAAGAGTGAAGGATCTGTAATGAGGGCATTTGAAGCTATGTGTCACGAATTAAACATCGTTGGTTGGACCGCAACACAAGGAAATAGAGCGTCAATTTCATCGGATGTTGTGACAACAGATCAAATGGGTGGGTCAATTAAGAAAGCACAAGTGGGTCACGTTATTATATCGGTAGCAAAATCATTACAACAAAAAGAAATGAAATTGGCCACAATTGCAATTACCAAGTCTCGTATTGGAGATGACGGTGTGGTATTTGAAAATTGCAAATTTGATAACGCAATGCTTGATATTGACACAGAATCCACAACCACATTCTTAGGGTTAGAAGAACAAAAAGAAGAAAGACAACGACAAAGGGTTAAGGAATTGTTGGAAAAGAGACAACAAAAACAAAAATCAGTAGAAAATTAAAAATAAAATAATTAAATTTGTAAATATGGATATTTCACAAAAAATATTAAGCGATATTACTGTCTATATGAAGTACGCTAAATTTGTCCCTGAATTAAATAGAAGGGAAACATGGGAAGAACTGGTAACAAGAAATAAAGAAATGCACCAGAAAAAATACCCACATATTAAAGACGAGATTGAAAACGTCTATAAATTGGTATATGATAAGAAAATCTTACCATCAATGAGATCATTACAATTCGGCGGTAAACCAATTGAAATCTCACCAAACAGAATTTATAACTGTGCTTATTTACCGGTAGACCACACAGACGCATTTTCAGAAACAATGTTCTTATTATTAGGTGGAACCGGTGTTGGGTTTTCAGTACAAAAACATCACGTTGATAAATTACCAGAAATTAAAAAACCAAACCCAACAAGAACAAGAAGATACCTAATTGGTGATTCTATTGAGGGATGGGCTGATGCGATTAAGGTATTAATCGAATCATATATGGGAACTAAATCTTCAACACCTATATTTGATTTTTCAGACATTCGTCAAAAAGGAGCCCTTCTTGTTACATCTGGAGGAAAAGCACCAGGGCCACAACCTTTAAAAGATTGTATTCACAATATTACAAAAGTATTGGAATCAAAAAATGATGGTGATAAATTAACACCAATTGAAGCACATGAT